GTGGAGTGTCAGCATGTCTTGACGTTCTTTGAATAGCAGCAGTTACGCCAACTTGGTCAAAAAATGCATTCTTTCCAGTGATTGTTTCCACATCAACAGCTGAACGCAAACGGCTTCCCATTTGCTGTGCCAGCATAGCTACGTTTGAAGAATATTGTTCGACAAACGAAGTTGTGATTTCTGAACTCATTATAAGTCCTTTCGTGGTTTAAGTTAATAAAGGTTGATTACAGTCAATTATCCCGTGAAGGGTTGGCTTGCATTTTACACCTGGTAGGTGATGGGTCTTACCCCAGCGTCACTTAGAGCTGACTAGCAGTTGTTCTAAATATTTTAACCATTAAGAACTTGTCTTAAGGCATAAACTTTTTGCACGGTAGCATCGTGTTGTGGATCTGATTTGTTCCAGTACGGACTAGTCGGTGCAGTTAAATTGTTAAGTTGATCTTCGACACCAGCGTTACTTGTAACAGAGTCTTTATCTCCCACAAGCGTATCTTCTGACATCACCATAGCTAATTTTGCTAAACCTTTTATCAAGGTAGCATTATCACCTAGCATAGAACCATCTGCCATTTGCAGTTGGAACGCATCTTCACCTAAGTATTGTTTACCTATTTGTGATGCTTTAGCTAAGTTGTCGTCATAACTACGACCCCATTCTTCACGCAGCTCACGTGAGCTTTGTTCTTGGGCTAACACACTAGCATTATTTTGTTCGTTTAAAGTTTGTGTGCTAATGTTGTTATAATAATCTAGAATGCCTTGAGCTTGTTGTGGTGATAACCCATGCTTGTGTGCTGCATCTTTAAACGATGCAAACAGTTGGTCATCCACAACTTCACCTTCTTCTAAAGCTAGTTCTAAATTATATTCATCTGGTGTCGATGGTCTACCAAGTTTAGTGTAAATATCATTCCACTCATCTTCAGTAGTATTTACTCCTGGCACTACCATCTTATCTTTGCCAATCATTGATTCAGCATTGATGTAGCTTTTAGCTAATGTTGATACGTCACTAAATTTTTCTAATGAAGTATTACCTTTTAAATCGTCTGGTAAACTGTCACGCCAACTAACTTCTGTAGTTGGAGTTTCTGTTGCAGTTGGCTCAGACGGTTGGCTTTGTTGTTCGACAGCCGTTACCTGATCTTCTGACATAGTGTTCTACTTATGTTATGATTAAATAAATTATGATTATGGCTACTATTACGCTAGCAGCTTTCCATTTAGATTTTAAAGATAGCCATAGTTCTCGTGCTTTTGTTATATAATTTAAAATTTCCATTATATTTTCCTATTCATCATTTGGGTTATAAATAATATTGCAGCTCGTTGTCCTTCGTTAAATGCACTCTCATGGGCATCACCTTTGACATTAGTTGTCGAAAATAGGTGACAACGATTTTGCAAATCAGTTAATACTCTTGCACCATTCTCAGTACCAAAAGTAGTTTTGTAATCAGTTACTAACTGATTAATCTTTTCTTGTTGTTCTTCTTGGTTAGGATTTTGTTGCTCATCCGCCATAGTTTTCTCCTTATTGTATAGCCTTCACCATCGGAGCAGCAGCTCCAGCAGCTTCAGCTTGTTGTAATTGCTGTTGTTGCTCGGCTTGGGCTTGTTGTTGTTGTTGTCGTTCTTGTCTTAATTGAGCTACTTCAGCGTCTGATTTAATTATCTTAGCTGGTAAGCCCAAGGTATTTTGGATGTATTTAACTAACCCATCGGTATCTAAATAATCCAAAACTGGTGCAAACTGTGCCATTGATCCAAAGATCTCGACACCACGCATTACTGAATTTAAATCTCCTGACTTTTGTGCTTTAGCCAACGGACTTACATACTCAATATCAATATCAATACCATTTAAAATTTCTGGTGCTGGTTTAAAAACATTAGATCTCATTAATATATTGAATACTCGTTCTATTAATGGTTGTAATAATTCTGACTGTAATCGACCTAACACTGGTCCAAGCAATCTCATTTTTTCTTCATTACGTTGTAATACTTCAGTAGCTGTCATGTTGCCACCTTGAGCCATTAGCAGTTGGTCAACATAAAATGTTTTTTGTACTGCTAGCTGACGGTCTTGTATCATTTGTAATGTGATAGGATTGTTAGCTCCAATGTTTAATGGTTCAATACGATCACGACTACCTGAACGATAAAAATTTAAGCCACCAGGTACAGTTCTTATTGGTAACATAAAACCATCATCAGGTATCATTAGCGGTGGATCTATTTGTTTTTGTCCAGCTTTGATAGCAACCTCTGACATTTTGTTAAGCATCTTAACATCAGGTAAAGCATTCATTGATGGTGAACGACCATAGATCTCATAACTAGCTTTGAGGTATCTTGGCACAACATAAGGGAACTCACGGAAGCCACCCTCACTAATCATGTGAACGTCATTGGGATCTAAGTAACAAGATTTAAACGGCATGTTCTGGGCATCTTGTTTACTAGTATCATAACCATCTCGTGGCATTACCACATGTAGTAAATCTACATCAGCATACACATCTTGTTTAAATTTATTTAAGATAGCAGCACCAACATTGTTTTCACCAAATAGCTTGACCGCAGCTCGTGCTGATATGGTAAATAATCTAAAGACCGTATCGACTTGTCCTCTTTCGTTTTCAGCAATGTATATTTCTTTAATGTGCCTGGTGTTAAATCTTATTAAGTTTTTTTCATCAGCTGATACAAACATAGCAGATGTACCAAACGATATTAAATCTTGGTACAGCTCTTGTACTTCTTGTTGAAAATTTGACCGATTAAAAGCAATATACATATCTTGCGTTACACCGTCTAACCATTCACGAGCTGCATCATCTTCAGCTAACATAGTGTCTTTGTATTGTAAGGTAAACCAAGGCGTAGCTGCGTTAGTTAGCATACCATGCAAACTAGAACCTAATAACTCTAGGGCGTGGATGGCAGTGCCATCAAAGATTACTTGGTTTCTTTTATCTCCACGAGTTCGTTGCTGTGTAATGTCAGCTTTGCGTGGTTGCATGTAATCAGCAATTTCTTGCCAATGACTTTCCCACGTTGACCTAGTAGTTTTAAGTGTAGAAAATCTATCTACGAGCATTGCTGCTTTTTTATCTTGCATATAATTAACCTAGAAGGGTTGGGGTATAAACGGTAGCACTACCACCAAGACCAGTTGAACTAGTATTGATTAATGACTTACGACCTTTTTTCTTACGCTGTACGGCTTGAGCTGTTTCTTCAGTTTCCGTTGGTGTTGCTTCAACTGGTACAGGATCAGATACAACTGGATCTGGAGTAGGGGTTGGTTCAGGTTGAAAAGGACCACTTTCTATTGGTCCAGGTTGAACTGGTATTCCAATTTGTGAACCATCTTCTATTGGTTTTGGCGTTGGATCTTCTACCATTGGTGGCTTTGGCTCTGGCTCTGGAGCTGGTGGTGTTGGTACAAAAGGCTCTACTATTTCATTCGGTATTATTTTTTTAATTATTTTTTTAGCTTTGCCCATTATTTTCTCCATTGATAGGGTAATTGAATTGCAACTGTTTGGTCATTTTGATTTGACCAGCCAATGCGTTCATATAGTTTTATAAGGTCAGCATCGATTTCGTCTGTTTGCAACGCAACAGCTCCGAGCTGATAACTCATTTGATAAAATTTATTTACGGTGTGTCTGGTAAACACACGACCTTGATGTTTTGGTGATACACACATGTGCGTAACAAAATTGTTTTTGTTCCCTTGCAACTCATACAACCATACATAACCTAAAGTTGTGTCATGTTTTACCAGTCGAAAGATGTAAGCATAAATTAAATTATCTTTATGCTCAGGTAGATACTTAAAGTTTTCTTCTGTTAAGAAAGCTAGTAAAGCATCAGTGTCTAAGTTTAGTTCTATATCTAGCACTAGCCCATTAAAGTTTTCTTTTTCTTTTTTGGAAAGCCAGCTTGCATATTGCCGTAGGCTTTAGAACTAATAGTTGATTTAGACTTTGGTCTAGACGTACCAGCTTTTTTTCTTTTATTTAT